AGGCCCGTGGTCGTTCCCGCTCTGCTTCCCGCAAAGCCAAAAAGGCCCGTGGTCGTTCCCGCTCTGCTTCCCGCAAAGCCAAAAAGGCCCGTGGTCGTTCCCGATCGGCTTCCCGCAAAGCCAAAAAGGCCCGTGGTCGTTCCCGATCGGCTTCCCGTAAAGGCAAAGTAGGCCGCCCAAAGGGCACCACCAAAAAGGACAACTGCCGTACCCGTAAAGCTCATGGTAAAAAGTCTTGCCCCGCCGGCAAGGTCTGTGACGCCAAAACCAAGCGTTGCCGCGCCCCCAAAGCCCGTGGTCGCTCCCGTTCCCGCTCTGCTTCCCGCAAGTAAATGTATAAATAATTGATTTTTTATAAATTACAAATCAATTATTTAAAATTTTATTTTTATTGAGGTGAAATTATTGTATTTTGTAAATAATAAGATCCTGTTCGCGTTGGTGTCGCTTTATACCGCCCTCCTGGTATATTTTTGGTAACTGGTGGGTTCCATTGATCCCATTCATGTACCTGGCCATAGTGGTCTATATAACATACAGGAACATGTTGATATTTGTCATTCTCTGGCACCTGATATGGCCAAGTATTATAAGCAGCAACAATATTAGTGGGTGTATTTGTTATTTGATCTGCTCCATTTATATACATTATTTAATGTCGACATTAAATAATGGAAAACACTCAAAATACAACAATTGAAACAACTGTCCCAATTTTAAAATTACCACCATCAATTTTACGCCGTAGAAATGCACTTTCGAATTCAAAATGGTCTATCATTGTTTCATCTGATTTACATTTTGGTGAAGATCCTCAAAAATCGGTAATTCGTCGTGTAAAATTAAACCACCTAGATCAAATTCTTCGAATTAAAGATACACACAAAGTTCAAATGGTGATAAGTGCAGGAGATCTTACAAGTCATGGTACTGCCGGTGAATCCGGATGTTTATGTTGGAAACCATACGGAGGTGATGAATTGACAGAATTGCGTGAACAATGGGTCGATCCAATCGAAAGAACTGGTATAAAGTTATTAATGTGTCCCGGTAATCATGATATGTATACAGGAACCCTTAAACATCCGGTTTTAAAATATCTATGTCGGCGTCGTAATGCACCTTTTCATCCATTTTTGAAAACATATCGATCGGGGCGTTATACATACAAACATAATGGTGTATTATTCATTTCTTTAGGAATGTATCCAGGACCATCAAATTTAAAATTTTTAAAATCAGTATTATCAGAAAATAAAGACGTCCCTGTCATTATATTTTATCACTATAACACAATATCGACAGAAAAATATTCTGATTGGTGGAAAGAATCCGAAAAAGATGCATTTTATGAAGCAATTGCGGGATATAATAATATAATAGCTATTATAAACGGACATATTCATACATCAAGTGTGAAAAAATGGCGAGGATTCACTATGATAAATGGGGGTGGTGCTGATATGGTGAGAATTGAAATGGATGGAGATAAATTTGTAAAAGCAGTTTTGCATTCTGTTCCGTGATTATTCGCTACTATCATTACAATGGATTATGAAGAGCGCATGGTACATTCACTGTAAGTATTTATGAAAGTTCATCGAAGACAGTCAAGTGGGATTGCACATATAATTGTTGATAAAATCGTTTATGTTTAAATGCAAGTAAGTATAAGTAAAAAATAAATATATAATGGCTACAATGACATCTAGCATACTTCGACTTTTAGGCTATGCTCCAGAAAAGGTGAATATAGGAATTTGGGAACTCGCAACTTGTGATGATAGTAGCGATATAGAATGTTGTCAACGTTTAGAAGAATTTCAAGAATCAATGCGTAGGTCCGTATGGTTAAGCGATAATAGAAGAACTATTATTGGAAGTGGTATAATTTTAAAATAGGTAGCATGATGATAGGAATGATATATGTAGTAGCAAAAAATAAGAAATTAATGTAAAATACATGTAAAATACTTTATTTTGTGTTGTATTTTTCTTTTGTTGTTTATTAAATAAGATGTAAAGTCCAACTCAGATAATTATAGCCGTGAAATTACTATATTTGTATGTTAAATAACATACAAATATATACAAACTATGTCGTTTAATAATTGAGTTGGACTATAACTATAGTGATTTTGTGTTCATAATTAACTGTGTTGGACTTTTTGATTTTTACATTTATCATTATGTTCTGGAGTACATTTATTGAGAGGATACACTTTAGAAAATACTGCATCTAATATCAGACACGCGGATCCATTAACATCTTTACAATTTCGAAATGTCCATCTGCTGCAGCATTTCGAATTGGAGCATTATTATCATCGATGGGATATACACGCGGATGCTTTAATAAGAGCTCTACAACTTCATGATGTCCATTCCTTGTAGCACTTCGAATTGCAAAATTATCCCGATCACTAGGATCGACACGATCATCCGTTAATAAAAGCTTAACAATTTCGAGAAGTCCTTTTTCTGCAGCCAATCGAATTGCCAAATTATTCCGATCACTAGGATCGACACGATCATCCGTTAATAAGAGCTTTACAACTTCAAGATGTCCATTTATTGCAGCCGTTCGAATTGCAAAATTATCCCGATCACTAGGATCGACACGATCATCCGTTAATAAAAGCTTAACAATTTCGAGAAGTCCTTTTTCTGCAGCATATCGAATTGCAAAATTATTCCGATCACTAGGATCGACACGATCATCCGTTAATAAGAGCTTTACAACTTCAAGATGTCCATTGTGTGCAGCAAATCGAATTGCATCATTATACTTATCACTGGGATTGACACGATCATCCGCCAATAACAATTTTACAACTTCCAGATGTCCACGTCTTGCAGCACCTCGAATTGCATCATTATTTTCATCACTGGGATCGACACGTTCATCCATCAATAAGAGCTCTACAACTTCATAATGTCCATTTTCTGCAGCATTTCGAATTGCAAGATTATAATCAGCACTTGGATCTGCTCCTGCCATGAGCAATGTATATGCTTCGCGGGCAGTTTTTGCCTCTCGTAATTTTGTATTTAATTCTGATGTTGGCAATTTATTTAATGCAATAATTTCATTATACAACGGTTCCAATTCTGGATTCAATGCAGCATGATATGCAAGTGCATCCAAATCGTTTAAATTCCCCATAATTTTAGAATGTACTGCATTACCCCAATGCATTGATGCAGAATTAGTATGATATTTTTCTAAAATACATTCAGCTACGTTATCAATGGTATGTACGTTATGAAATTCCATTAAAATTTGTATATCGGATTCAGATAAATTGCATAGTTGATTAACGAATAGTTGATGTAGATTCATTAATATATAAACAATACATAATGCAAACTTTCGCAGTTATATTATTTATTGTGATTTTGCTCATCATTATTGTAATGATGAAATCCTCTGAAAATTACGTATATGGTAGATATCCAGCCAATACATATGTAAACACTCCCAATTACATTGGTACATATCCTAATTATACATGGTACCCCACAAATTACTATTACAATCCCTATTTATACTATCCATATATATGGTATGATTTACCATATCGCCGGTATAGAGGATATCCGGGAGGATGGTGGGGTCGCGGTCGACGAGGACGTCGTCACTGGAGACGCCGCGACAGAGATGACAAACCGAACAAAAAGGATGAATAATTTGTGTTTCATGCAAGTGACTACTAAATATCGAGTCTATTTGTAATGGACGGGTTATATCCGACGACAGATTGTTGGAAATTTCCACTTAGATGCAATGATGGAAAAACTGAATCGGGTACTGGTGGAACTTGGGTTAGTAGTTCTTTTATTCGTGGTCGCGGACAAACTAGTTTTGCAACAGAACCGTACGATAGTGGATGGCCAGATTATTTAACAAATAATACGCCAGCCGTCCAGGTTTTTGTGCGGGTTGCACCCAGTGGCGATGGTAGTGGTCGTAGCGTGTATTGGATTAATGGATATGAACGCCCGCGTTTAGTTTTAACTCGCGGAACCAAATATCAATTTAATATTATGACATGCGGCCATCCATTTTATTTGACAACAGCCGAAACAGGTGGACAGGGCGATGTTTCGAATGTTACGAGCGTCCCTCCCACTGATTATTTTACAACTACTATTTACATTGACGATAAAATGCCATGCGATTTTTATTATCAGTGTAGCCTACATGATGGTATGGGTGGAAATGTCATAATTAAATAAAAATATCCGATATTCAATAGGATGACGCGTCACCTATTGCAAACGCCACAATACTTGATATCGCCAAAACTACCCCAGCCCATTGATATGTGTTCAAAGATTCATTAAATGCGAAAATTCCCACAAGAACCATGATTGCGACATTCATCATTTGCCACCAAGTATTTGATACAACCAATTCTGACGATTTTTGCAAAATCCATGCAAGAATTGCTGCCACTGCAACATATCCAATTATACCAAACCATAAATATTCACGTCTATTTTTAGAATCTTTGCTCCAATATGTGATTGCTGAAATCGCGGCAATTTCGACTACAGTCAATAAAAATATTTTTGTAAATAGTTTCATTAATTTATATTTACAAAAAACAAAACAAATTCGCGCACACAGTTATACATTATATTATATTAATGGCCCCAATTAATACATTATTAAGATATCTGTGTGTAGACCATACTAATGTACTAATTACCGGGCCGGGCGGGGTTGGTAAAACATATATTATTAAAAAATTAGAAGCAGAGCTCGATCGGCGATCAATTAAATGTCATTTGGCTGCGGCCACTGGCGTTGCAGCAGTTTTAATCGGCGGTACCACTCTTCATAAATTGTTTGGTGTTAGATTATGTGATGGGAAATTCTCTGATATAATGGCGCTCGTAAATCGAAATAAAACCGTGGTAAATTATATAAAATCCCTACAGGTACTTGTCATTGATGAAATTAGTATGGTGGGTGGATCATTTTTTGACACACTCGATCGAATTGCCCGTAAACTTCGTAAAAACACGAATATTTTTGGAGGAATAAAACTGGTACTATGCGGGGATTTTTTACAACTGAATCCTGTAAATGACAGCTGGATCTTTTTGTCAAAAACCTGGAAAAAATTGATAAATCGGGTTCAACCACCTCAAATAAATATTATGTTTTTGAATAATCCGTATAGGTTTACAAATATAGAGTATTTTAGATTGTTGATGCGTGTGCGTCTCGGATTATGTGAAGTAGATGATGCCACTGCATTAAAATCACGGATTAATGCGGGTCTTGTGGATTCTGGGGTATCGGGTGTGTATCCGACCGTGTTATATTCGCTGCGATGTGACGTAGAATCTTTAAATCGAGATAAATTGAAGTCATTGTGTTCTGATCCATGGACATATTATGCTGAAGACTCTGGCCATAATGAAAACATGGATACGATAAGTAATCTTAAGAAATATCGTGGTATATTGGATGAATTGGCACCTTCAAAGATAATATTAAAGCCTGGAGCTCAGGTGATGTTAACAAGAAATATAAATGTGGATGCCGGATTGTGTAATGGCACAAGGGCAGTAGTTAGGGATATTTCCCGGAATTATGTGACTGTTCAATTGAAAAATGGCGTTGAAACGATTATACATCGATATAAATTTGAATACAAGGATAAAATGTGTAAAATAAAGGTTTATAGACAACAAATACCACTTATATTGGCGTATGCAGTAACGATTCATAAATCACAGGGGTCGACATTGGATTCGAGTATAGTGGATTTGGGAGATTCTATATTTGGATGTGGACAAGCATATGTGGCATTGAGCCGTGTTCGGAATTTAGAATCTTTGAAACTAACTAAATTTAACGCGACGGCGATAAAAGCGGACGCACGGTCTGTGGATTTTTTGTATAAGAATGCAGCAATGAAAATTTGGGGATGGTGGAAATGTTACAAATTGGATAATTGGGATTGTGAGTGCAGTGGATATTTCAGAAAATAACGTGTTAATATTATCTGTAGTAATATTAATGGACTGTTTCGACGTTACCTTAGCTTTAAATTCTTTGGTTGCTGTTTCTCTTATTGTAGCCGGTAATCATCTTATGATGCATCACAATCATGTTACTCGCGGATATGGTGCTTACTGTTTCGCATTTGGTTATTTTATTCTCGGTGTTACCGCATCGGGTCAATCTCTCGATCGCGTCAATGTCCGCAGCCGCCGTTACTTGCTCGGTGTCGGCTCGGCCATCGCTGTCGTTGCCGGTTCTTTCATGACCCAGTTCCACGCCAAGGAACACGTCAAGAAACTCTTGAGCGGTCACCTCAGAGATTACCCCGAGGCCAAGCAGGATATCATGAAGGCCATCCCTGTCATTGATCACGTTCTTGTATATGGTGGTTATGCCGGTCTCGTTTTGGCTCTTGCTCTTAACGACAATAACCGCGTCAACTATGTACGTGGCGCTTTGGCCGTTGGTGCCTTTGCCGTCATTGGTTACACCTACAACCGTATGCTTGATTCCTACATTAAAAACAAAGATATCCGCGAACATCAGATCGCCCACATCCTCAGTTGGGGTCTCTTGGTGATCGCTACTGCCTACAAATGCTAAATAATGCGCGATGCGTTAAATATAAATAAATTTTATATAACGTTCAATCGAGTTGAAATTTTAAACTATAATAATTTCACACAATTATTATAATATACAACCCCCGCCATATGTTTACAAATCGTAAATACTTGTTTCTGTCAACATTGGTTCTTGGGGCATATGTTGGGTATTGAGACCTGAAGCAGGTTCCGATACAACCGGACCATATTGCTTGTTAACACAAAATTCTTCATCCATTTTGTGCAATTTGTAAATTATATATGCGAGCAGAATAATGATAACTACTTGTAAATTATCCATTATCAATCTGTAACATAATAAATGGCTGGATGGGTAGGCGGGCTTTCAGTGATAGTATTTTTAAAAAGTAATAATGCCAACAATTTCAGAATTGAAATCCCAACTCAAAAAACAAAAATTGCCAACAAGTGGAAATAAAGAAACATTAATCGAACGCCTCAAGGAATCCAAAAAGATACCTAATAATGTTATAGATCCATCTATTTATTTACGTGCAAAAAATAAAATAAAATCTAAAATGAGGTGGCCAAGTGCATATGCTTCTAGTCATCTTGTTAAACTTTATAAGAAAATGGGTGGACGATATCGTGGTAAAAAATCAAAATCTAATGAATTGACACGATGGCATCGAGAAAAATGGACAAATGTATGTACTGGCGGTCCATGTGGTCGTGAAAAATCATCTACACGGAAATATCCATATTGTAGACCGTCGATTCGCGTATCAAAGGCAACACCCCGAACTATTAATGAAATAAAAGCAGAAAAGGATGGTCCCGTAAAATTAAAACAATTGTGTAAACAGAAAACCTCTAAAAATCGCATATATGTATAAATATCCGGATCGTATTTGTTTGTAATGGACACAATAATCGAGTCACTGCACCCAGTGATATAAAGTGATTTCGGGGCTAGATCGCAAGAGCATCAGTACTTTTCAATCATGACTACTCTTGCGAAACTTATCAGCAATTTTCTCCAAAACAAACTAGCTCCGGCTCTTGCCGACAAATTTGGGATCGACCCCGAAGAATGTCGCAAATTCTTGAAAGATTTTGCTAAAAGTGGCTCTAGCGGAGCCGGAAAGACTAATAGTAGTCGCCATACTGGATATATTGTGTTTAGGCGCGAGATGCGCGAGCAACACAAGGAGGAACTTCAAGCGGCTATCGATGCAGATGAATTGGATACCAAATACAAGAGTACTTCCGGAAAACCTTATAAGGGACAGACTTTTTCGAAACAATTGATGATGTGGGATGGTGCAAAGTGGAGTGATCTCAGCAATTCCGAAAAGGAAAAATACAATAAGCTGGCGAATTCTGAAAAGAATGTACCGTGTGAACAACCCAAGCTGACTGTCGTACAGCTTAATGAATGCAAAGGACTCAAGCATCGTGAACTCAAAGAGAAAGCTCGCGAATGGGGTGTCAAGTTCCTGAATAACTGCAAGAAAGCAGATCTAGAAGCATTGCTTCGCGAATGTGCTGGAGTCGAATCGACAAAGGCCCCTGCCGTCAATCTTAAGAAAATGACTGTGAAGAATCTCAAGGAGCTAGCAGTGAAGCATGGGGTTGATGTCCCAAAGGGAAGCAAAAAGGAACAGATTGTGAAATGGCTAGAGGATGCGGGAGCAGCAGAAGAGGATGACGATGGAGTTAATGCTGCGGATGTCAATCAGCATGATAACAACCATACTTCTGAATATGAGACAGAGACAGAGACAGAGACAGATTCTAACGCATAGTGATGAAGATCTATACTAAGTTTCAAAAAATAAAGTTTAAATTGATTATCTATTATAATCAATTTATAAATGTGAAAATTAACAAAGACGCTTGCACAAGCCAGCCCAATGAGCAACCAACATTGCAACGAAACCAGTAAAGAACAAACTAATTTCCATTATGTAATTTTTGTTCCAATCTTTGCAGGTTGGGGGTAAATCGGTTTTTGTGAATTTTCCGGCAACGTAGCCAACAACGGTACCTACAACCATAATAAGTAAACCTGCGATAAGTGCATTAATCAACATTTTGTTTAATTTGGTAGCCATTATTTATATATAAACATAATGACATCACGTATGCGCCGTGACTCGAGATATAGCGCTACGCGCTCTTCTCTCATGAGTAAAACAGCGTACGCTGTTTTACGAATCACGCTTGAGGAGTATGCAAATCGCTCCGCCTACGGCTTCGCTCATTGCACACTCCACAACTGTAAGCCATGGTGTATTCAAAATTGATTATATACAGAATAATCAATTTTAAATCCAAAATTATAATAATTATTTTTATGAACACAATAAATGACAGTAGCGATGTTCGCGTGAAGCGAAGCCTAAGGCGGAGCAATCGTGAACATTCGCTAGCGTGACTGCGCTCAGTGATTAGAAGTCATAAAATTGGTTAATACGCCCATTTTTGTAAAAATACATGGCGTTATGTTCCACAGGTACAAAATTTGTTACATAGGGACCAAAACGGATGCGGAATCTCGCTGCCAAATGCGGAACGACGACTTGTGCGGCTAATGGCGATTGCATATCGGGGGATGTTTGGGGGTAAATACCAAAAGTACCACGGGTTGTAAACGTACGGGCTTGCTGATTGGGAAGCATACTGTAATAATTGTAAAACTCAACAACTGCAGTACTGGGATCAATTGTATTATCCCATCTCAAATTA